ATTCTGCTGGAAGCGCCATTAGATAGCCGTAATAACTGCCTGGCGGCTATATCCAATAGCAGACCCAGCCCATCCTGAAGCAGCAAGAGCATTGTTGATTGCTTGGTTAAGGTCATTTTCAGCAATGACTGAACCTTCAACAGTCACTTGCACAACTGTGGTACTACCACCGCCAGCAGTACCGCCACTACCAGCTGTAGGTACTTGAGGCATTACTCCAGTAGCGCCACTTATTCCAGCAGCTGCTGCTGCCTGAGCTGCGTATCTTGCACCTGATAAAGCCTGCGCGAAAGATGCACCGCCTGCTAATCCAGCAGCTAAAGAGTTTTGAGCAATGGTGTTAGTCAATGCAATGGATTGACCATTAACTTCAACCAAAGCTCGTTTTACTCCATCTAAACCAATTTCCCATGCAATGAATGGATTACCCACATCCATAGAATAAACCTCAGCTAGAGTGCTTTGAAGGGTCATTACCTTTGCTTGGACTTCACTGAGCATTTTTGTGTATCTGTCAATTTGGCTAATGTTTTCATCTTGGATAGCCTGCATAAGCTTTAGACGAATACGATCTTCCTCTGAAATCTTACCCTTAAGAGCTGCTTCAATCTGAATCTTCTGTAGGTCAAAGATTGATTTGGCCTTGGCCAGTTTTAATTGTGCAGCAGTTACTTTAAGAAGCTCTTTTTGACTTTTAGTAGTAGCCGCTGTTGTTTTATTAAGATAAGAGCCAGATTGAATTGGATTCTTTTGATTAGCAACTTCTTCAATTCGTCTGGTTTTTGCACCAGCCTGATTCAATAGGGTTATGTAACTACCAAGAATTGGGATGGCTTGAACTATATTTGCCCCTGTTAATCCAGAAACTCCAGGAATCTTTTGCAATGCAGCAGCCATTAGGCCGAAACCGCGAATAACATCAGCAGTATAGGTTGCTAGGTTTTCCATATCTGTTGCTAGGTTAGAAACAGTTTTGTCTCCAGATAACACAACTAAAGCATCTATAATGCCTTTTCCAATAATTTCCTTTACATTCTCAGCAGCAACACCAAGTTTGGCTATTGATCCTGCAAAGGTAGCAGCGGATTCAGCAGCTGCACCCTTGAATGTTTTGGCTAACTGGCTAGTAATTTCTTCAAAGGATTTAGTCTTAAGGTCTGCCTTAGATATGCCAACACCTAAGCGAGTTAATGCTGTGTTATTTCCTAAATATGCCTTGCTTAAAGCTGCTGTGACAGAAGATAAATCTTTACCAGTTGAGGCACTAAGATCTAACGAAAGAGCCAACAATCGCTGAGTCTCTGCTGTGTCACCAGTTGCTATTGCTAATTGCTGATAAGCGGGGCGTAATAAATCATCGACCACGCCGAACTCGCTCTGTAGTCGTTGAATGTAGGACTCAGCAGAAGCGGCATCGCGTTCTAAACCAACATTCTTAAGAGCCAAGGCTAATTGCTTCTGAGCCTTCTGATCGTCAGCTGCTGCTTTAACCGAAGCCTTTGCATAGCCAAGAATGGCTGCTGTACCTAGGCTTATGCCTAGAGTCTTGCCTAAACTTTTAGCCGACTTGGTAAGTTTATCGGTTGCGCTTTCAGCTTGCTTAAAGGCCTTCTTGCCAGTGAACTCTGCTGCGACATCAATAATAATGCTCATGCGGTTGCCTTCTTAAAGTCTTTGCTGGCCTTTTCAATAGCTCTTAGAACACCATCACGAGCTGCGCCTCTATCTTCTTCATAGGCACGAAAGAGAACGCGTCCGCGCTCTTTGTCTTTACCCTTGAACTCTCCAGCAGTTTTATTGTTTTGGTTTTGAACAAATCGGCTAGATGGAGTCTTACGACCCATAGTTTCATAAATAGCACCAGCTGCGGATTTATTAAATAAACGCGCTAATGATCTAAAGCCTCTGTTGTTAGCTTTAGATGGAGTGGTCTTATAAGAAATGCCTCGCTTAGCTGCGCTGGCATCATAAAGTGGAAATCTGCCAGTGTAATTCTCGCGTGTGCGCCATCCGCTAAGGATTGAACCGTTATCTGGCAAATACCCTTTAGCAGCCTTGACAACAGGTTTTAAGGCTGTTGCAATCTCTTTTGGCATCTGCTTAGCCAAGTCGGGCGTATAGGCGCGTAGAGCCTTGCGGAGTTCAATACCGCCCTTTACGCTTACTGGCATCTTGAATCTCCTTTGCTTCATCTTTGAGACCCTGCAACAAGGCTTGAAGCATTATTGGGTCTAATTCTAATAACTGCTGTGGCGCAAGCCCCAACCTAATGCTTAGCCTAGCAATTAGGTAAGTGAATGGGAGATCGCGCTTTAAGACAAAGGGTCTGAATCAAGCACCTCAACACTCTTAAGTGTCTCGATAAAGTCAATCCCGTAAGGCTTAACCGTCTCACCTGAACGGCGTAGAACTTCCCATGCAATCCAATAAACATCCGACTGCTTCTCGTCATCACGAAAAGCCTTATGAAAACCCTTTTTAGCAAATTGCTCGAATGCATACTCCACTGCTGGAGTAATTTCACCTTCGATAACGCTTCCATCTGTTCGAACTATCTTAAGTTTTGCCATGGTTAGCCCCCTTGTTTAATTGTTTAGAATGTGCCTGTAGTTGCTACTGCAACTGTTGAGTTAGCAGTAAATGTAATTGACTGTGTGCCAATATCTGCCACAGCACCATTGATGTCTGTAGTGTTATTGACTAGCAATGAAACAGTGTATAGAGGGTTAGTAGCAGATACTATTGTTCCCTTTGTCTGTAGGAATACACATGTAACTGTTGTTCCCCATGCAGCTTGGAGTGTTGCAAGAACATTAGCTGATGCTGTGTCGTTTAGGAAATCAATAGTTACAGTAGATGCTTCCAAGCCCTTAACGAACTTGTGTGCTGTGTCGCCCATTGCAGTTACTTCTAGCTCATCAAATGAACGATTGATTGTTACTGCTGTTACATGGTCAGAAAGATCAACAGTGTTAATCTTAACGCCTACATTGTTATTTAGAAATACAGCCATTAGGATTATTCCTCGTCTTTCTTAGTAGATGCTGGCTTTGGTGTTGGTGTGCTAACCTGCCCGATTTTTTTCAGGAAGGCTTCGTTCTCTTGTTCCCACTCGGACATATTAACTCCAACTTGTTAGGATTGATACGGACATCTCGCAGCTGAGAAGGTCTCCCGAAGCAGCATTGAGAACACTAGGCGCACTGACTGCGCTTACATTATAGGTCAAAGAAGATGCAGCAAGCTTGGCGAACACGCCACACACGAAATCTTCTATGCCATTAAGGTTGCCCTCGTTATCGAAAAGAGGGGTCGTAATAATCAATTTGAATGATGCCATTGGACTAATACCAATATGTTGATTATTGGTAGGTGTGATGTATGGATCATCAGGTGAAACAATAACTGAGTTAGCCAATACTGTGGCAGGCGGAAATGCAAAGGTCTGCCACTTTGTATTATCGACTAGAGCTGTAGCAAGTGTCGTTCTAAGTGTCGTAATAGCAACTGGCATTATCCCACCATCGAGCGTGGGTCTATTGCGTGGATAATCATACCCCGTACTTTGGCGAGTAATTGCGCCGATAATCTATACGGGGATGGCTGGTAATCGACAAGGTTGGAACCAGACAAGCTGGTAGTTCTTGCTTGCCAGATATCGACAGCGATCATTAAAGCTGCATTCTGTATAGCTGTATCTGTTGTCCAGACTGTGTAAGTATCTGGAGCAACTGTGCCATAAGGCTCAATTATGTGATAAGGAACAGTAGTGGTGTGAGTAGTAGCCATGCTGATTGAGTATTCACCGACTGCTGTAATGGTCTTAGTGCCATTATATTTTGTGCCAGAATTGGTAATAGTTACAGACTGTCCAACATAAAAGACTTCTGTAATAGGTTCATTGAAATAAAGAGTGCCGATGTTGGGTACATTGCTATGTGCAACTGAAAATTGATTAGGTGTCCATAACATCGGAATAAGAACAGCGTCTGAAGCGTCACAGACTTCTTGAAGAACAGCATCAGTGTATAGCGTGCCGACACCCAAAGTGGTGCGTAATTCGCTGACTGTTGTAAGAGCCATTGCCATTCCTTTCTTAAGACTCTGGGGAGTAGAGGGCTACTACTCCCCAGAGCGACTTAGTGTGGTTCTATTATGTGAAGTTGAACCAGTTTGCGCCAGCTGCCAACTTGGTGGCTAGTGCTCCCTGACCGAATAGTAGAATATCTACAGTTCCGTCTGAGTTAATGTTTGTGCGAAGTTGCTGACGAGCTGACTCGTACCATGTGTAAGCATCTGGATTAATTACAACCATTGAGTAATCTGCTGTGCCTACTCCGCCTGAACCTTGCATTAAACGAGACACACGAAGATCAAGACCAGCAACATTGCCACGCAATGATGTAGGTGTAAGTGCGCCACCCGCATTTTGTGGATTTGCCGCGATGTAGATTGGGCGACCCTGATCGTTATAGCTCATGATGTTAGCCCATTGTTCTGGTGTAACAACCATGTTGCGACCAAATCCAAGAGAAGCAGAATAAACTGCTGCTGCTGCGCTTGATACATACTTTAGCAATCCATCGGCTGAGTTAGCCTGTGCTGTTGCGTTAAGAGTACCTGCGCCTTGAATAGCAGTTGTGACAAATTGCTCAGTGTCTTTTGCGTAAGCAAATTCCATCTGGACAAGAAGTTCGTCTAGGAATGCAGGTGTTGAATTTGTTAGCAATTCAAGCGTAGTGATTGCACGACCCTTAAAAGACTTCTTTGTGACTGTGATGTAAGATGCTTCGAGTTGTGACTCTGTAACTACACCATTCTCATCAATCTGATCAACAATTGGAACTTCTGTAATTTTTGGCAGTTCAAATGTTTTTCCAAATTCTGGCATTGTTCCAGAAGAAATTGAATCAATGAGTGGACGATCTGCATTAGCCAAGAAGTTAAGAAGTTGTGTGCTTTGTGGTGTTGGGATAAATCCTGCACCTGTTGTCTGATCATTGTCAGCAGCGCGAAGCCATTGACGAGCATCTTGATCATCAAAAACATTAGCTTTTAATGTGTTTTCCAAGTAGTTGCGCTTTGTTAGCTCAATTCTTGGCTTAGTGTAATAGCTTGCTGTAACAGTAGGGCGAGCAGCCTCGACAGCCGCAGCTTCTACTGATGGTGTTGCTTCGACTGGTGTGGTATCTTCCACGACTGGAGTCTCGCTTTCTGTAGTTGGATTTTCTTCAACAGGGATAACTTCCTCTGCTGCTATCTCTAGTACTTGAGCTGATTTGAATGCAGGCTCTGAGACTAAAGAAACTTCTTTTAATTTAGCTGCTGTCACAAATGTGTAACCATTTCGAGATGGTTGAGATTCTGTGATTTCCGCCCCGATGCTCAGTCCTGCAACTAGCCCTTCGCTGGCCATAATCATGGCATCTGTACCAGCTTGACTGCGACTCAACTTAAATGTCGCATAAATTCCATCTTCTTTTTCTTCATAACTTGTCATGCGACCTACTGGCCTTGATGTGTCATGCTGTGCTAACAATTTAATTTTTGTGGCATCTACAATAGCGATTGATCCTGCTTCAAAAGCGTAAGAGCCAAGATTTGTGCTGCCAATTTCGCCAATGCCATAAGGCACAATCTTTCCAGAGATTTCTCTGCGTTCTTCTGAGCATTCTATTGATGATGCTTCAATGTATAGAGTTTCCATTAGCTGCCGTTCCCGTTAGGTGATAGGTCTTCCATTTGCATTGCTTGTTCAGTTGTAATCAGACCAAGTGCAAGCATCTTCTCAAGGACAAGAAGTCTTTCCATTGGTTCTGTTCTTAAGAAATTATCATCTAGACAGAATTTTACATAATGTCCAGCAGTGCTGACATCATCCATGCTAAGCCTAGACTCGATTGCCGAAACATAAGGTTGCAAAGTAAGAGCCACCATTTGTTTTCTTTCGTCTTGGACATTGGCATAGGTCATAGTCGTGTTCATTGAAGCACTTACATAATAAGGATCAACTGAACACAGTCTTGCGCATTCAGTCGCTAATCCTTGAATGGCATCCTGATAAGCCATGTCTTTAGGACTAAAGCCTGTAGTTTGATAATCAAGAGTTGCAGTCAAGTAAGCAGTGCCATTATTTTGACGAGCGCGCTTCCATGCAGCTAAAAGTCCAGTAACTTCATTAGGTGGAAGGTCAGCTCCCGAATTTTTCAAAAACCCAGTCGCGGATGGAGTTTCCAATGCGACACTAGCTGCTCTCTGTGCATTAAGTGCTGCCCTAATAGTTGATGCGCCTACTGCAAGAATGCCTTCATCTTTTTGAAAAGTAATAAGAGACCCA